AATGTGGATATAGATTTAAGGACTGGTGAATATAATTAGAAAGATATCTATAGGTCCAGACTATATGAAGGGTATGCATTACGTTGTCGGACAAGAGGTTTTAGGAAGAAATTACGTTATAGAGTCAATACTAAGGAATGAATCATCTATATGTATATGGATAAAGAAGGATGACGAGATAGTTATGTGGAAGGAGTTTTCTGATACTGTTCCTGTATCTTTAGAGTTTAAAATAGACTTTTGATGAAGTCACCTCACTGCTTCATAGTTAAACCTGTGGATGGTAGGCGTTATGATAATATAAGAACTTACGAGGGTAAGGAATTTATCATAAGCACATCTCAGGAGGATCACACCGTTTCAAATAGATTTGCAGAGGTATTGTCTAGGCCTACATACTATTCAGGCCCTGTAAGGGTGGGAGATATAGTTATAGTCCACCACAATGTATTCAGGTATTACTATGACATGAAGGGCAGGCAGAAGAGCAGCTGGCACTATGTGATGGACGACGTCTTTATAGTAGAGCCGCAGCAGGTATATCTTTACATGAGGGATGGTATATGGAATGCTCCTTCGCCATTCTGTTTTGTTAGACCTGTGGAGTCTGAGGATCACATGTTTACTCAGCTTGGCTCTTTAGAGCAGCTTTGGGGGGAGTTGGTATTTAAGAACAATGACATAGACTACGTATCGTGTGGAGATGTCATATCATTCACTCCAGATAGCGAGTATGAGTTCAGAATAGGAGAAGAGGTATTGTATAGAATGTATAACAGAAACATATGTCTAAAAAGGTAGAAATATTGGAGGCAGCAAAGCTTGCTATTGATGAATTGATAAAGGTTTTAAAGGAGCCAATAATAACCCATGCTGAAGACGATATAACCGCAGACAAGATGAAGAATGCGGCATCCGCCAAAAAGTTGGCATTCGATGATGCACTAGCCATGCTTCATAAGATAGAGGATGAAGAGAACGGTAAGGAAGAGGTTAAAGAGATAGATGCTGGAAAGCAGGGATTTGCTGAAGGTAGAGCTAGGAATGGAAAATAACTTATATAAAATATCAAACGATCATATAAGCAAGAACGCTTTAGCTTCTAGAAATAGGGCGAAGAAGTGGAGATATGGATATGACAAGGATTATGACCTTGTTGTTATATCTAAGGATGGCGTAATAGGGGACATATACGACATAAATGGACTAAAGGTTGGGATACCTAAAGCTCCAGAAAAAATAGAGTCAGAAGGTGATAGATGGGTGGCAAAGGATTATCCTAAAGAACTATCCAAAATAAGAACAATATTCGACTGGAATAGGAGAGATAACACGTTTAAGTCTAAGTATGTAGATTATATAGAGTCTGAATTTGACAGAAGAGATTACGGTCATTGGTTTATAAATAATGGGACACCTACATATGTAACAGGTACGCACTACATGTACCTTCAATGGACAAAGATAGATGTAGGTCATCCAGACTTTAGAGAGTCCAACAGGATATTCTTTATATACTGGGAGGCTTGCAAGGCAGACAACAGGTGTTTTGGTATGTGTTACCTTAAGAACAGACGGTCTGGATTTTCATTTATGTCCTCATCTGAGGCTACTAATACTGGTACAATAGTAAGGGATTCAAGGATAGGAATACTGTCAAAGACAGGTTCAGATGCCAAGAAGATGTTTACGGATAAGGTTGTACCTATCGTAAGAAACTATCCATTCTTTTTTAAGCCTATACAGGATGGTATGGACAACCCAAAGACAGAGCTTGCGTTTAGAGTACCTGCCAGTAAGATTACCAGGAGAAATATGGACGAGGAGAAGACCGACGATATAGACGGCCTGGATACGACAATAGACTGGAAGAACACTTCTGACAACAGTTATGACGGTGAAAAGCTATTACTTCTTGTTCATGATGAGAGTGGTAAGTGGGAGAAGCCTGAGAATATATTAAACAACTGGCGTGTTACAAAGACATGTCTAAGGCTGGGTAGTAAAATCATAGGCAAGTGTATGATGGGATCCACATCAAACGCTCTATCTAAGGGTGGTGGTAACTTTAAGAAGCTATATATGGACAGCGATCCATCTGTCAGGTCTGCAAATGGTCAGACAAAGAGTGGTCTATATTCCTTATTCATTCCTATGGAGTGGAACTATGAGGGCTACATAGATGAGTTTGGATGGCCAGTGTTTGAAGACCCTAAGTCTGAAGTTTTAGGTGTGGATGGGGAGTATATACATAACGGTGTCATAACCTACTGGAACAATGAGGTGGATGCCATGAAGTCTGATCCAGATGCATTAAACGAGTACTACAGGCAGTTCCCTAGAACTGAGTCTCACGCATTCAGGGATGAGTCAAGGCAGTCAATATTTAACCTTACAAAGATATACCAGCAAATAGACTACAATGACTCACTTATAAGAGACAGGGTTATAACGAGGGGTTACTTTCACTGGAAGGGAGGAGAGAAGGATACTGAGGTTATTTGGACCCCCGACAAGAAGGGTAGGTTTGTTGTGTCTTGGGTTCCTGACCTTAAGCATAGAAATAATGTCATAGAGAGGGGAGGGGTTAAGTACCCTGGTAACGAACACATGGGTTCTTTTGGTTGTGACCCTTACGATATATCTGGAGTTGTTGGAGGTGGAGGTTCTAATGGGGCACTTCATGGTCTGACTAAATTCCATATGGAGGACGCTCCTTCTAATGAATTTTTTTTAGAGTATGTAGCTAGGCCAAAGACGGCAGAGATATTCTTTGAGGATGTTCTTATGGCGTGTATATTTTATGGCATGCCTATACTTGCTGAGAACAACAAGGCTAGACTGTTATACCATTTTAAGAATAGAGGTTACAGAGGATTCTCTATGAATAGGCCTGACAAGCATAAAAAGAGGCTTTCTAAGACAGAGTTAGAGATAGGAGGTATTCCTAACTCAAGCGAGGACGTAAAGCAGGCTCACGCATCAGCTATAGAGTCATATATAGAGCAGTATGTAGGCTTTGATTCGGAGGGAACTTATAGGCAGACTGGAGAGATAGGCAGTATGTACTTCACAAGGACTCTTGAGGATTGGGCTAAGTTTGAGATAAACAATAGGACGAAATATGATGCCTCCATAAGCTCAGGATTGGCTATTATGGCAAACAAAAAGTATGTTTTTGACAATAAGAAAAAAGAATCAAAAATAAGTATTAAATTTGTAAGATATGACAATCGTGGAAACAGAAGCGAAATAATAGAATGATGCAGAAATCTTCAATAGCAATTTATCAATCACCCTTCCCTAACCAGATGGCTTCTGACGAGGAAAAGTCTTCAGAGAAATATGGATTAAAGGTAGCCAAGTCTATCGAGGGAGAGTGGTTTAAACGAAAAGGCAACTCTTGTCGGTTTTACGACCAGTGGGGAGAATATCACAGACTAAGGCTCTACGCAAGAGGAGAGCAGCCAACTCAGAAATACAAGGATGAGCTTTCTATAAATGGAGACATGTCTATGATAAACCTGGATTGGAGTCCTATACCCATCATACCAAAGTTTGTTGACATTGTGGTTAATGGAATGAATGACAGGCTTTACAAGGTAAAGGCTGAAGCTCAAGATATAATGTCTGCAGAGAAAAGAAGTGCATTCCAGGACATGATCGAGAAGGAGATGGTGTCTAGAGAGTTTATAAGTCTTACAAAGGAGCAGTTTGGTATAGATGTTAGTAACATGGATCCTGACAAGCTTCCTACGGATGACGAAGAGCTTTCATTATACATGCAGCTTAAATACAAGCCAGGTGTAGAGATAGCTGAAGAGGTGGCCATAGACACTATATTTAAGATGTCAGACTACCCAGAACTTAAAAAATTATATGATTACGACGTAACCACTATAGGTGTAGGCGTGATGAAGCATGAGTTTCTTGTCAATGACGGTGTTAATATCGAGTATGTAGATCCAGCTAACTGGATACACAGCTACACCGAGAAGGAAGACTTCTCAGACTGCTACTACTTCGGGGAAGTGAAGCAGGTTCATTACACTGAACTTTTAAAGATAAACCCAGATCTTACTGATGAGCAGTTGACAGAGATAAAGAACTCTAGTGCTGCATGGAATAACTACTTTCCAATAATTAGAAATTATCAGGATGACACATTCCTTAATGAGGTTGTGACACTCCTTTATTTTAACTACAAGACGACAAAGAGATTTGTTTGGAAGAAAAAGATATTAGAAAACGGTGGCGAAAGAGTTATACGTAAGGGAGA